AGAATTAAATCTAAACTTTTGACGCGCAACTTTTAAGGTATCAATCGTTGTATATTTTGGGAACATAGATATATTGTGAAATAAGCATCTTGTCCTGATCCAAGCCAAGTCAAATTTATCGCCATTGTGTCCAACCATTTCGTTAGAAACATTCGCAACCTCAATAAATTGTTCAAGCATTCGTTTATCATTTTGCTTAGCATCCCATTGAAGGGCATAAACTTCTTTCTCATCTTCCCATTTATAACAGATACAAATAATTGCACGTTCTTGAATTATGTTTGAGTAATCTATATTTTTTTTATAGCCTGCTTCCCAGAACAATCCGATATTCGGTGAAGTTTCTATGTCAAAAAATAGTCTGCGGCGTTTGGTTTTTAGGTTTTTGTTTGTCATTAATAGGGTTTGTATTTTGTTTTTCCTGCTTCTTTATATGCTTTCAAAACTTGTTTCCTTTGCTTACCGCTACTTTCGTAGGAAACGTGAACCCAATCAGGGTTTTCATTTGTGCCAAATTCCCAAATTAATTGGTCAAATTCTAAATTGTCTTTAATAAAATTAAATACCATTTTATTAGTTACCCCGTGCGGCGTCCCGTCCATATCAATATCAATGGCTTCGCCCTGACAATGTTGGCTTGTTAATGATCCGCCGATACATTTATTTAACTCAACCGAACGATACCCAGAACTCAAATTAATAGGGCAACGAAAATTCAATCTAATAGGCTCAAAAACCCTTTCAGCTAATAATCTAAAGTTTGCAATATGGGCTTCTGTTGGCATATTTGATATGCCGTTGCGCTTCGCTGATTCGCTTCTAATTACTTCTGATAAATCTAAATGTTCACTTAACTTCATAAAATACAATTAAATAAATAAAATAATGTTGATATATATAAAATGCTAATTATAGTTAGCACCCTTTTTTCATAATTAGTCATTCTTTTTAAATATCTTTTCAGCCGTTGTTAAACCTAAACATCCAAAAGCTAAAGCAGATACGGCATAAACTAATGCCTCGCTCGGCGCTTTTGATAACTCGCTAAAGCTATTATGATACATTGTAACGCACAGGGCTATAACGCATAATAATCCACATAAACGCTTCATACTTAATCTGCCATTGTCTTCTGTAAAAAATTGTTTCATTATTTTAAACTTTGAAATTGTAAAACTATTATTGCTATTAAAATTATCTTTTGCGCGAAGTCGTACTTTTTGTCTTTTTGGACTTCGGTTTCTCTTTTGTAATAAGTGTTTCTATTTGCTTCATATTTCCACTTCCAATCATAGAACGAATCTTTGACCAAAAATATTGTATTGTATAAGCTATCATATTGCGAACGTTTTATTTTTAAACTATCCTTTGCTAAACTTAAATCCTGATTGAATTTATTAAAAGTTTTATTAATCTGTTCTCCTTGTTTTAAAGTCATTATAACAACTGTATCTTCGCCTATCTTTTTAGTAATTGGATATTGGCAGTAACATAAATTTGCCACCGGTATCAATACTAACAGAATCCAACTTGCTTTTAACTTCATTTAATTCAATTTTTAAATCTTTAATTTCTCCCTTCATTGAAACGATTGTTGCAACTGCTTTCGTAACTAATTCAGCTTCTTTCTTTGTTGCTGCTTCCTGAACCAGAACTGATCTATTATTTGTTTGTGTAACCTTTGACATAAGTTGTTCAAACTCACGCTCTTGTATAAGTTCATCACTTGATTTTTGTGCTGATACACTACATCCAAATAAGAATAGAATAAATAAATATTTCATTATTTAATTTTTTGAATCTTACCTAATTGCTCTAATGTTGAAAGTTTAGTTGTAGCTGAAGCCAATGATGAATCGCAACGGCGCAGGGCGTCGCTTACCAAATCAACACGGCTTTCTAATTTTTCAATCTTGCGACCTTGCCCTTCAATCTGATTGTTAAACGTTCCTCTTATGTCAATATATAAAACTGAAATTCCAATAATTACTAAAAACATAGTGCCAACCACAGGGTTTTTACTAAAGTCTTTAAAACTTATTGGAAGCGGATTTGCTGAAACGTCTAATTTTTTACTCGTTGCCATTCTATTGTATTATAACTTTAAATAGAATCCGAAGCCATAATTCACGGATTGACCTGTTTTTAAATTTAAGCCAATTAAAGCCCTATCCTTGACCTTAAGCATTACGCCTACGCCTACCCCTTGCAAAGACTTATCCTGTCTTAAATCGGCTAATAAGCCCAAATAAAGGGCATTCTTAGGTTTGGGGGTGATTGTCCTTGTTTCAATTATGGTCTTTTCGCTTAAATTAGCGCTGAATCCCCTGCCAATGATCTTGTTCTGGGTAATCGTATCTTGAATAAATACGACATTGTTTGTATCTAAGCGAATCGTATCTAAATACGAATAAACACGGCTATAATCGGATATTATTTTTATTGTATCGTGTACCGGAATAAATACAGAATCGGTTTTAATGATATACGAATATATATCACTTCCCTTTTTGTATTTAGTAAAAGTCTTTTGTTGGTAAAGCGTATCTGTCTTTACAATAACTGAACTTTTATAAGTTGGATTTGTAATTAAAAATAAAATAACTACAACCAATAAGACTGCAATTACAAAATTTTTAATCATCTTTTACTTTTTTAGTTGCGTTATAGTAATAGCGTATTGCCATCACACCAGAGATAATTGCAATCAAACCGGCAAATAAAGTAACTACGGGTTGAATTGTTGAAATACTTACAATAGCGCTTAAAACGCTTATTCCTGTGCCTATGTCGGCTTGATTGCTATGCGGTGTCATTTAGTCTTTTTTATCTTCTTTTGGCGCTTGTTCGTCTTGAATTTGCTTAAACCATTGTAGTAAAGGCACTCCGTATTTAGTTGGAAGTTCCTGACAAAATTGGTTTAGTTCTGTTAATTGTTGTTCGTTCAAAGTAATCATAGTGTTTATTTTAAAATTAATAATATTGTCAAAATTAGTATTTTTATCAATGCCGAAGTATATTCAGGTTTTATTTTTATAAGTTCTGCAACTTTGCGAATAAATTTATCTGTGTCAGCCGTTACCCCTACATAAAATGCAGGTCTTTTTAAAACAATAACATTGCAAAGAATGTCAAAGCCAAACCAAAAAGCAGTTGCAAATAAAAACATTGACCAAAAACCATAAAGCGACCAAACCAAAACATAAACTGAAATATGGTTTATACCCTTCCAAAAATGCCACTTCTTATTTTGCTCGTATGCTTCCTGTGGTTTTATTTCGTAAAGGTCACGTTCTTTAAATTGATGCTTTTGATATAAAACCCAACTAATTAAATGAACTAAAAATACTATGGTTAAAAATATAGTCATTATTTTAATTCTAATTGTTTAACTTTTTCTTCTAATATTTCAATTTTTTCCATTGCTTCTTGCAATGCTTTAATTGCTTTAATTTCAATAATACTTGTTTTTACTGATTTCCAAGTTTCTTCTGAATCTCTTTCACTTGAAATATATACAAGATTTGGACTTATTTTTTCAACTTCTTGTGCAATAAACCCAATTTGTCTTAATGCTTTTTCGCCTTCTAATTCAACATCTTCTTTATATTTAAAGTTTACAACACGAAGGTTTTTAATATCTTCCCATTGTGAATTTGCTGATTGTATTTCTGTTTTATATTTTTCATCTGAAATTATTGGGCCATAAGTTCCTGTTCTTGAACCATAAGTTCCATCCGAATAAATTATTGCTTTATTATTTGTAGAATCATCACAGTTTAAAAATCTTGCACTTGTATTATTAGGTGTTGAATTTTTAAATTGGATATCTACTATGTAAGTAGATGCAGGAGATGCTGCTATATTACTTATGTAAGCAGTATAGCTATTAGCTGTATTGGCTACTAATTCGTGATATCCGCCTGTAATATCATTATAACTTCCGTTATTACTTGCTTTTAAATAACCCCCACTTGTAATACGCGCTTTTTCTGCAGCAGATATATCAAATAAAATTTCAGAAGCATCAATAGTTAATCTTTTATAAACTGTATTAGCATTATTAACGGCAGTAATATAAGGACCATTTGCATCATTATCTATATTAAACATATTAGTTCCATTACTAACTTGTAAAAGACCACCCGTAGATGAAGTTTTACCTATTAATACATTACCTCCTCTTGGATTTAATGCTAAACTATAATATGTTGCAGCGCCTGTATAATCTTGTGATTGTAGCCATTTAACTGCACCACCTGTTCCACCAAATAATAAACCGCCACCTGTATTATCTCTAAACATTACTTGTGTAGTTGTATCACTTACATAAGTATCAGCTATATCTAACTTAGCATTTGGACTACTTGTATTTATTCCTAATCTAATATTTGTATTATCCCAAAATAAATTTCCGGAACTATTAAAAGCAGAAGTTCCATTTCCAAAAGGGATTCTACCGGCAGTTAAAGTTGCTATTCCTGTGCCACCATTTGCAACAGATAAAACATTTGTAAGTGTTAAACTTTTAATAGTTGTTACGCCTGTACTTCTTACAATACTTAAAGGGGTTTCAATTAAAGAACCTGCATCTGTAAAAGTTCTTATAAATAAATCTGCACCTACATTTGAACCTGATTCAGTCCCTGAAACTTCAATATTAAACCTATTGCTATTGTCAGAACGGAAACTTAAAGTTTTTGCAACTGAAACGTCAGCATCTAAATTTGCAATCAATGCAGTTGCGCCGCCGTCAATATGTAGTTTTGTTAATGGGTTTGCAATACCAATACCAAATTCCCCTGTTTGTAAAATTGTAATTAATTCAGCACTATTCGCTTCGCTAAATATTCTAAATCTATGGTCGCTTTGTACATTACCCGCACTCCATTTGTTAGTTCCGTTTGATGCAAAACCTAAATAAGCATTGTTTGTTGAAGTTGCGTTTAAACGTCCTATAATGCCCGAACCAAAAACATCCAAAGGCGTTGTAGGTGATGCGGTAGCTATTCCTAATCTGTTATTAGTATCGTCAAAAAATAGGTTTGAATTATCTTGTGTTAAAGCACCTGAAGCACCAATAAAAGGAACTGATCCAGAAGTTAATGCAGTTGTAATTGTTAAGGTCGCAACAGAACCAACTAAAGTAATAGTTCCGTCAAATCCATTCGCATCACTAAATACTAATGAATTAATAATGTTAGGTGATAATATTACATAAGCACTTAAACTTGTATCGTATCGATATATAATGTTTGTATCTAATGCAATATAAATAGTATCTGCAACGCCCACCAAAGGGAATGCAGCAAGGTTTGCATATTCCTCAACAGTTCCCGTAAACAAAGACGCCATTTGTGATAGCGTAATCTTTTTACTTATGCCCGTTGTAGGGTCGCCTATAATCGTAAGGTCTGATAAATCTGGCGCAAGTTCTGTCGCTAATTGATTAATTTTTTTTGATTCCATTAAAAAGTATAATTTGAAGGTACTTGACACCTATTGTTAATAAATGGCACGGTTAATGTTGCATCTAATTTTACGCCTGCTAATAAATCAGGATCACTTTCTGTATAAAATGTAACGGGTAAGTTTTGACTTAAAGTCCAAGTTACAATAGAATAATCTTCTGGGTATCTTAGCTGCGCCACTACATCACCCGCAACCTGTGTCATATCTGATAAAACTTCCGTTTCGTTTGTTTCTTCCATAAGCATACGATCCATAAAGTAAAGACTAAATGAAAAAGCTATTTCCTTAGCGCCATAATTTGCGCCCGTTAAAGTAAAAAACATAGCAGGATATGTAACCTCGCCATTGCTTAAACGTTCCCAGACATCACCAAAATAGACGTAATTAATTTGCTCGTGGTCGTTGCCTATCTTTGTTAATTCTTTCACTATTTGATTTAGTGTCATTCTTTTTTGCTTTTTCCAAATAAACTTTTAGTTTAGTTTGGTTTTTTATTGTTACTTGTTTACTCATATATTAGCAGCAACCAATATTTCCCTGATACCTTTCTTCAAAAGTTTTTTTATTCTTACCCTCATAGTCATCATTGCAACAAGCATCACCTAAATACATTGAAACCGAGTAACCCTCATTGTCAGGTTTAATTGAATCAATGCCACTACCAAAGTTTAAATAATTAGGATAAGAAGCGTTGTTTTGTTTCAGGTACTTTATTAATCTTTGTTTATAAAATTCTGCTCTTGCTCTGTATCTATTTGCCACGTCAATCATATCCTGCATTGATGGGCTTTCTTGATTCTCGCCTGTCTTTCTTATTAATCCTTTGTTATAAAACTGATATGATAAACCTTGTGGAAGTTCTGACATAACAAAATAAATTAAACAATCTACAATGTAGTCGTCTAATAAAGTTGTTTGTAATTGCGTATATGTATTTGCATCTACTGCCGTTTGTAATTCATTGTACAATGCAGAACCTAAAGCAGGCAAAATATACATATCTTGCGCGGTCTTAATTTCAGGCAATACTAATTTTTCTTCTACGTTAGCGTGAAGCCCTGTTCTATCTTTAATAGATTGTACTGATATGAATAATGTGTTTTTGCTCATTTTATTTTCTTGTTACTATATTTGAAACCCATTCGTGTCTGCAACTTGGGGAATGTTCATTAGTATTTGGTTTTGTGTACCAACCACCTCCGCGATCCCAAACAGAATATCCTAAACGCGCACTAATTGTTTCTATTTCAGAACGGCTATACATTTTGTCAGCAGTTAATAAATATTTACAAAAAGGTCTGCTTGTATCTATATCTTTATTTGTAAAGCCTTGCTTCCACTCATAAGAATATCTAATTAGTAACTCTTTTGTTTGTGGTTTAATTTTTGTTAATATATCGTTTAATGGTTCTGTTAATGTATGCTCAATAATTGTATTGCTATCAATCCCCTCGCCAATTACATATTCGCTTGGTTGAATATACCCGTTTGCTATTAATGTTTTAATAACTTGCTTGATAGTATCTTCGCTTTGTTCAAGCGTTGTAGCTAATACCTCTGGCGTTATTCTTTTATCCTTAGACATCAAATCAAGCACATTCGCCTGTAATTGGTTTACCTCTGCAAATATTTGATATTCAGAATCGTCATCAAAGCGCGTTCTTGATCTCCAAACATTAAAGCTATCCTTTGCGTCGCCAAACTCAAAAAACACGCTAAATTCGTCTGAAAACTGCGTTTGTTGGG